GGAAAGTTTTTTAATTTATCACATCCCATAATCAAATACATTTTACTCGTTCTGTATTTATTCTAAATACTAGAGTAATTCATGAGAATAACAATGGAAGAACTTCTAGATATGATTGTTGGTGATGAAGCACCATCTGCAATCTCTGATAAGATTAAAGACTTACTGTATACTCGCTCAGCTGAAAAAATTGAAGTGTTGAGACCTTCAGTATCAAATTCAATGTTTAATGCTGCTACAGATGCAGAATAATAAAGAACAATAAATAACTAAATAAAAAGTTTCTTTATTAATGATGATTACTAAAATTGTATCTACACAACAAGATACTGCAATTACTGCTGGAACAGCATCAAGTATTAGTGATGCCACAGCTGTTCGTTTGTATAACAATACTGTAGGAGTAGTCACTGTAGGAGTAAGTTCTGCAGTTGGTGCTGCATCTACTAGTTATTTTGCAATGCCTGCAGGGTCTGTTGAATTTTTGGCAAAACTTCCAACTGATGTTATTTGGTCATCATCAGCAATTAGAGCAAACAAAGTAGCATTCACAAACTAAAATGAAACTCATCAGAGAAGAGATCGAAAAGGTTGAAGTTATCACCGAGAGCATTGGTGGTAAAAAGCAAATGTATATCCAAGGAGTCTTTCTCCAAAGTGAGATGGTTAATCGCAATGGTAGAATGTATCCATTCTCCATTATGGAAAGAGAAGTAAAAAGATATACAAATGATTATGTAAAAAAAGGTAGAGCATTAGGTGAACTCGGACACCCTGATGGTCCCACTGTAAATCTCGACAGAGTATCCCATAAAATTACTGAACTAAAGCAAGACGGTAATAACTTCGTAGGTAAAGCACAAATTCTGCATACTCCAATGGGTAAAATTGCAGAAGCACTTCTTAAAGATGGAGTAACTCTCGGCGTTTCTTCTCGTGGTATTGGATCATTAAGAGAAAATATCAAAGGTGGTTATAAGGAAGTTGGTGAAGACTTCATGCTTGCAACTGCAGCAGATATTGTTGCAGATCCATCAGCACCTGATGCTTTTGTTCAGGGAATTATGGAAGGAAAAGAGTGGGTGTGGGATGGTGGAATTCTCCGTGAGAAGATTGCAAATCAAACCAGACAAAGAATTGAAGATCTTTCTAGAAGAAGAGAACTAGAAGAGCACAAGTTGAATTTATTTAATGACTTTTTAAATTCACTTTGACCATATATAGGTAAAAATTCTAATTTAATAAATAAATATAGATTAAATTCATTAAGGTTAATCGGAGAGTCCAAATGTCTAGTGGCAACAATTTACACGAAATGGAAGCAGGCACAAAGCAATCCTCGACCGCTGTCAATGCAGGTGCAAAGGCAGGCGATCCAATGCAAAAGCTCGCTCCTGGCGCAGTAGCAGGTCAAACAGGTTCTTGGGAAGACCTTGGTGGTCCTACTCCAGAAAATTATCGTTCAGATGATAATTCTGCAGAAATCAAAACTCCAGGTAAAACCCTTCAGCAAGTAAGAAACGTTGTTAACAAGGGTGCTAAGGCAGCAGATCCTATGAAGGGTCTTAAGAAGAGTGATGCAGTTAAGGAAGAGGAAGAAGTAGATTCTGAAGATCTCCTTGATGAAGAAGAAGTACTAGAAGATGAAGAAGTAGTTGCAGAAGCATCTAAAGAAGAAGATGATGAGGATGAAGAAGGTGATGAAGAAGGTGATGAGGATGAGAAGAAGGGTAAGAAGAAGATGAAGGAAGAGGTTGAAGAAGACGAAGAAGAGGAAGAAGAAGAAGAAGAAGAAGAGGAAGAAGAAGAGTTTGATATTGAAGAAGATGTTACTGCTCTTCTCGATGGTGAAGACCTCTCCGAGGAATTCCAAGAGAAGGCACGTACCATCTTTGAAGCTGCTCTGAGATCAAAAGTTACTGAGATCAAAGAAGCACTCATTGCTCAGTATGATGAAGCATACGAAGCAAGACTTGTAGAAGAAGTACAAGAAATCAAATCAGCTCTTGAAGAAAGAGTTGATTCATATCTTGAGTACGTTGCTGAGGAGTGGATTACCGAAAATCAACTTTCTGTTGAGAACGGTCTGAGGTCAGAAATGACTGAATCCTTCCTCTCAGGTATGAAGGAACTTTTTGAAGCACATTATGTATCAATCCCTGAAGATAAATATGATGTTCTTGAGAGCATGGTAGAAAAACTTGATGAAATGGAGACAAAACTCAACGAGCAGATCGAAAAGAATATTACCCTAAACAAGCGTCTCTCAGAGTCGGTTGCTGATGGAATCTTTGACGATGTAGCAGAGGGTCTAGCACTCTCTCAGAAAGAGAAGCTCGCTTCACTTGCCGAAAGTGTTGAGTTTGAAAGTGGCGAAAAATATCGTGAAAAACTGGAGATGCTGAAGGAATCATATTTCTCAGCGCAGAAGACTCCAAAAGCAAAGACAGAAAGTTTAGTTGAGGAAGTTGAAGTCAACGCTGCAGGTTATACCTCAGAGTATATGAATTCATACCTCAAAACACTTTCAGCTGTTGCTAAAAAGTGAATTTAATATAATTCAAACAAAACCAAACACGTTACAAAGGTAAAAGCAAATGTTCCAATCCGAGCATCTGCAGGAAAAGTGGGCACCACTTCTCGACTATGATGGTCTTGATCCAATCAAAGATTCACACAGAAGAGCAGTAACCGCTGTCCTGTTAGAAAACCAAGAAAAATTCCTGAGAGAGCAATCTGCTTTCTCAAACGGAATTCTGATGGAATCACCAACCAATAGCGCAAACGCTGCTGGTGCTTCAGGTGGATTCTCAGGTTCCGCTGCAGCAGCAGGTCCTGTTGCAGGTTTTGATCCAGTTCTGATCTCACTCATCAGACGTGCAATGCCTAACCTGGTCGCTTATGACCTCGCAGGTGTTCAACCAATGAGTGGTCCTACTGGACTCATCTTCGCAATGCGTTCACGCTACACCAATCAGAGCGGCACCGAAGCTCTGTTTGATGAAGCAGATACCGTATTCTCTGGTCAGAATTCAGGTATCGGTCTTACCGCTGCATCAAACGTTAATGCTGGTATGGGTACTACTACCCAGTATGGCAGCAACCCAGGTCTCCTGAACCCAGTTGGTACTGGTGCTTCAACTGGTTCTGGTGGTTATAACGTTGGTCAGGGTATGTTTACTGGAGATTCAGAGAATCTCGGTAACGGTGCTGGCAACCAATTCAACGAGATGGCATTCTCAATCGAGAAGGTTCTTGTTGAAGCCAAGTCAAGAGCACTGAAGGCAGAATACAGCCTTGAGCTTGCACAAGACCTGAAGGCAATTCACGGTCTGAATGCAGAAGCAGAACTTGCTAACATTCTCTCAACTGAGATCCTCGCTGAAATCAACAGAGAAGTTATCAGAACCATCTATAAGGTTGCTGAGCAAGGCGCTGCTGCTAACACTGCTACCGCTGGTATCTTCGACCTCGACATCGACTCCAACGGTCGTTGGTCAGTTGAGAAGTTCAAAGGTCTCCTGTTCCAAATCGAGCGCGACGCTAACGCAATCGCACAAAGAACTCGTAGAGGAAAGGGCAACGTTGTAATGTGTTCCGCAGACGTTGCTTCTGCACTGAGCATGGCTGGTGTACTTGATTACACTCCTGCTCTGAACGCAAACCTCAACGTTGATGACACTGGCAATACCTTCGCTGGTGTTCTGCTTGGTAAGTATCGCGTATATATCGATCCTTATTCAGCAAACGTATCTGCTAACCAATACTATGTTGTTGGTTATAAGGGTTCTTCACCTTATGACGCAGGTCTGTTCTATTGCCCATATGTTCCTCTCCAAATGGTTCGTGCCGTTGGTGAGAACACCTTCCAGCCTAAGATTGGCTTTAAGACCAGATACGGTCTTGTTGCTAACCCATTCGCTGAAGGCACCACTCAGGGTCTCGGCAGACTTCAAGTTAACGCAAACCGTTACTACAGAAGAGTTCAAATCAAGAACCTCATGTGAGTCTGGTCACAACTTAATCAAGAGACCCGAAAGGGTCTCTTTTTTTATCTAAATAGTTAAAAAACGATGGCAACTGGTAATCTTTATAGTAGTCAAATCCAAAATAGAAATTTTTTATCCTCTATTGGATTTAAATTTACTTTGAATAGAGCGCGTAAAGTATCGTTCTTTTCAAACTCAGCTAACATACCAGGAATGACTTTAGGTGTTGCGGAGCAACCAACTTACCTAAAAAACATTGATATTCCAGGTGACAAAATTGTATTCCAAGATTTTACTCTGCGATTTATTGTAGATGAAAATCTAGAGAACTACATGGAAATTCAAAGATGGATGCGCGGTCTTGGATTCCCAGAATCACTGGATGAAATTTACAATTTACAAAGAGAAGATAATACTCAATTGGGATTTGATAGCAAATCCATGAACATCTATTCTGATGGAACTTTACAGATTTTAAACAGCAATCAAAGACCACAGTTTGATGTCATTTTTAAAGACATGTTTCCATACGACTTGTCAGAATTAACTTTTGATGCTACCAACCCAGACGTAGAATACTTTACTGCAGAGGTATCTTTCAAGTATACTATTTACGATATATATGATCCAAAAGGAAATAAATTATGATTCTTGACCTTGAACAAATCCAACAAATGTGGGAAAAAGATGCTCACATTGACATGGATAATCTACATACTGAATCAACTAACATCCCCCTTTTACATGCTAAATACTTTGAGATTTACAACAATGTAATTCTTCTTAAAAAGAAAGCAGAACAACAAAGAAAGAATATTCGTCACGAACGTTATGAATATTTTACAGGTAAAGCAGATCCTGAAGTATACGTAGAAGATCCATTCCCTAAAAAAATTAGAGATAAAGATACTTTACAAAAATACTTAGATGCAGATCAAAAGTTGTCTCAAATTAATTTAAAGGTTGAGTATTACGAAACAATTTTAAACTATCTAGAAAGTATTCTAAAGGTAATTCAAAATAGAACTTACCAAATAAAGAATGCTATTGAATTCTTAAAATTCCAAGCAGGATATGGTTGATAACTTTGATCTTTTGATTCAGAAATCAAACGAAGTATATTTAAAGATTACATGTGAACCTCACATAGAATATGAACTAAGAGATTATTTTAAGTTTGAGGTTCCAAACGCAAAATTTATGCCTCAATATAGAGGTAGAAATTGGAATGGAGAAATTCATTTATTTGATCTAAGGACCAAACAACTCTACGTAGGTTTGTTAGATAAATTAATTTCTTTTTGTAGTAACTATAATTACAACTATAAATTTGAAGAAAATAAATTTTATGGAATGCCCTTTGAGGTTAACGATGGCATTTCATATGAAGGTGTTAAAGATTATATGAAGTCTATTTGTTTTCATGTTCCGAGAGATTATCAAATAGAGGGAGTATACGATGCATTAAAACATAATAGAAAGTTATTGATAAGTCCCACTGCATCTGGCAAATCTTTGATGATTTATTCTCTCGTAAGATATTATGTGGAGA